GCTCAATCTCGATGCTGATCCTCATGCCCGTGTTTGGCATAAATCAGGGTGCCCAGCCAATATTGGGCTACAACTATGGGGCGAAAAAATTTAACAGGGTGCTTAGGGCGTATGTTCTTGCGATAACAGCGGCTACCTCTGTTTGCCTCCTTGGTTTCATCGCCGCCGAGTGTTTCCCCCTGGCGATGATCCGCCTCTTTGTCCCGGACGGTAGCCCCGCCCTTTACACGTTCGCTCCCTGGGCTATGCGGGTTGCCCTGCTGATGTTGCCCGTAAACGGCTTTCAGGTTGTCTCTGCCAATATGTTTACAGTCACGGGCCGCCCGAAAATTTCGATTCTCCTCAATATGTTAAGGCAATGCATTATCCTGATTCCCTGCCTTATCATCTTTGGAAGAATCTGGGGGCTTTGGGGCATTGCTGCGGCGGGCCCCGTGGCTGACGGCTTTTCCTTTATCTTTACAGGGACTATGATACTTTTTGAATTAAGAAAACTGAGGAAACATAAATGAATACCTTGATAATAGGCGGCGCAGGATACATCGGGAGCCACGTTACTAGAGAATTCCTTGACAGGGGACACAAGGTAACGGTTTTTGACGATCTTTCAAGCGGGCTTAGGGAAAACCTTTTTCCCGAAGCCGCCTTCGTTCTCGGCAATATCCTTGACTATCCGGCCCTGCTGGCAGTCTGCCAGGGGCGTACTACCGCAGCTTTAAAGCCTGAGCCTTTTGACGCCGTGGTACACCTTGCAGCCTTTAAGGCCGTGGGCGAATCTATGCAAAAGCCGGAAAAGTATTCCGTTAATAACATCAGCGGAACGATAAACATACTCAACGCAATGGCCGAAGCGGGAATAAAGAACATTATTTTTTCTTCCAGCGCGGCGGTTTTTGGTCAGCCCCAATACCTGCCTATTGATGAAAAGCACCCGCTAAACCCCGAGAGCTACTACGGCTTTACCAAGCTTGAAATCGAGCGTTTTATGGGATGGTACGACAGGCTCAAGGGTATGCGCTTTGCCAGCCTCCGCTACTTTAACGCTGCGGGCTACGACGCAAAGGGAAGAATCGCGGGGCTGGAACAAAACCCCGCAAACCTGATTCCGGTAATAATGGAAGTTGCCGTCGGCATACGAAGGGAGCTTTCGGTTTTCGGGAACGATTACGACACGAGGGACGGCACCTGCATCAGGGACTACATCCATGTAAACGATCTTGCAGCCGCGCACTCGGCAGCCCTGGATTACATAAGCAAAAACGACAAGAGCCTGACAGTCAACCTGGGAAGCGAAACCGGCACTACGGTTCTGGAGATTCTTGAAGCCGTGCGGCGCATTACCGGCAGGCCCATACCTTCAAGCGTTACAGGGCGGCGTAGCGGAGACCCGGCTGTTCTTACGGCTTCATCGAAACTTGCAAGGGAGCTTTTGGGCTGGAAAGCGGATCATTCCAACATTGACACCATAATCCAAAGCACCTGGGAAGTGTACAAAAGGACTGGGATAAGGGTGTAAAGGGCAACATCATAAACTTAAGGGGATTCTTTGAAATTTTATCTACCCTTCGGGTTCTTAGCACGAAGAACACTAAGGCACGGAGGCATTAGGTCATTAGTAAGCACAGTACCGTTTTCCTATTTCTTTTTATCAGAAAAGATATAGTAAGAGCATGCCATTTGGTAATAACGCGCCCTTCTTTGTGCCTCTGTGTCCGCGAACCGAAGGTTCGATGTGAGAGGTCTTTTTAAATGATTTTTTCTTAAGTTGATGAATTAGGTAAAATGACACATTTTACCCAATTACAAGATGCCAGTCTTATATAACTCTTTACCCTATAAGGAATTAGCGTTGCTATTCGAGTGTGCTAAAAAAGGGGAATTTCGGTGTATCCGTTAATGACATCATTTCCCCAAAAAAGAGGGTATTATGAGGATTCATAACGACTTCACTCTTTATTTTCGGGTTATCCCTTCGGGGAAACGGGTTGTGTATTACTATGCCTATGACGAAAACGGCAAAAGGCTGTTTGGCAAGTCCACCGGGCAGACTACATTGACGGCGGCGCGGGTGCATTGCAACAAGCTTTTGAGGGAAGGGGTATTAGTCCCGAAAAAAAACAATGCCCCTACTTTCGCCGAATATGCCCAGGGCTGGTGGGAATGGGATACCTGCGAGTACCTGAAGAAGCGGCGCAAGCGGTCTAAGATTACCAAAGGCTACGCCGACCTTGCCAAATGGAACGTAGAAAAATTGCTACTGCCGTTTTTCGGGCAAATGAGGATGGACCAAATAACTAAAAACGATGTCGAGGCGTTTTTGGATGCGGAACAAAAAAAGGGCTATAAAAACACGACAATCAACGGACATTTTGGAACCTTAAAAACCATGATGATTGAGGCGGTAGACCGGGGGGTAATAGCCAGGAATCCTATCGAAAAAATGGAAAAGCTTATAAACGACCGCAAGAAGATACGGATTATCACGCCGGAAGAATTCAAAAAGCTCTTTGTGGGAGACTGGCAGAAAGTGTGGGAAGACGACAGGCTTGCGTACACGGCAAATATGCTGGCCGCCGTAACCGGAATGAGGGCTAATGAAATCATCGGGCTTAAAGGCTGCTATGTCTATGACGAGCATATTTACCTGTGTATGCAGTTTGACCAATACGGCTACAGGCCGACTAAAACAAAAGACGAGCATAATATCCCTGTGCCGTCTGCGGTGATAGATGCCTTAAAGGAACTGAAAAAGACAAATGGGGACGGCTTTTTATTTTCCACCGACGGCGGGGGCAAGCCCATAGACAGGCACACGCTTTACCGGAAATTCCATAAAGCCCTGACAAATATCGGTATTTCCGAAGCGGAGATAGCGGAGCGCAAGCTTCATCTTCACGCATGGCGGCACTTCTTTAATACAGAGATGCTAAAGGCCGGGCTGACGGTTACCCAGGCGCAGGCGATAACAGGGCATAAGAGCGAAAGGATGACTGAAATGTACAGCCATTTTGACCCTGCCGAATTTACGAAGGCTAAACAGGTACAAGATGCGCTACTGCAACCTGAAACTAAAAAACCGGAAAAGGAACCGGACGGCGCAGGGCGGGGTGTCAATGTCCTTGCTTTTCCCCTAGAAGAAAACGAAATGGAACGTAAACAAGCTTAGGCTTAATTTCAAGCTAATTACCCCTGCTGTCTTACTGCGGCAGGGGCTTTTTTTTTGCCTGAAGCCTGACATTGACAATAAAATTCATAGCCGCACCTGCCGGGCAAAGGCAAAGCTTTCCAGAAATCTGCGGCGGGTTTCTTATGAAATGGCGAACCGGACGGCTCTGGTTTTTTCCCTTCGCTTTCAAAAATTCGCTACGCCTGTTTCCCCCTTTCCCCATTAATGACTGGCTATTAAACCTGTCCAATACTGCATGGCAAGAAAAGGGGCTTTTTGCCCAAAAAATATTGATAGCCGGAAAAATGACACATTATACCCAATTACAAATGCTTTTGGCTTTGAGACAATTTAACAAGAAAACGAGGGGAGCATGGAAACCTTTTGGAAAATTAAAGAAGTTGCCGCTTTGGTGCAAGTTTCGGTAGGGACGATTTACCGCTATGTGGAGCATGGGGAGATACCTTTTCACAAGCTAAACAAGGCGTTGCGCTTTAAGCCTTCTGAAATTGAAAACTGGATGGAAAGCCGGAAGGCGGGGCTTGCGGTGGCGGCGAATGAAAAGCCGGAAGGCGAATTGTTAGACGAAACGAAGGAAAGCGGGGCAAAAGGATGACGGAGACAGAAAAGACCATTGAGGAAGCTAAGTCTGCCATTCTGCCGTATGAGAGCTGGGAAAGGCTGGCTGGGGAAAAAGGCGGGGCATATTTGGCTTTTTGCTTTTTCCGGGACTACGGGCCGGAACGGAATATCCGCAAGGCGGTAGAAGCGAAGTATGCGGGGAATGAGGCATCCCTGATTGAGAAGCGTTACAAGATGTGGCGGCAATGGGCTATGAAGCACCAATGGGCGAAGAGGGCCGACGATTACGACCGCTACTTTGAAAGACTGAAACAAGGGGAGATGAGGAAAACCATCGAGGCGCAGGGAGAAAAGCAAAGGATGGTTACAGGGAAAATGCTCGATGTCGTGAGCAAAAAACTTGATTTGATGAACCCTGCGGATTTGACGCAAAGCTCGTTGCCTGAATGGGTACAGACGGCAATTAAGGCGGAACGTGAAGCGGCGGGGTTGGTTGCACCTAACGGCAAGCCGGAAACGAAGCAAGGCGAATTGAATTTTACTTCTGACTTTGAAGGGCTGTGATGGGTACGACTGTATTGTTTAAGCCAACGGCGGTACAGAAAAAAGCCCTTGCGTTGCTAAAGGGCGGGGCTAAACACATTCTGCTTTTTGGCGGTAGCCGAAGCGGGAAAACTACAGTGCTGGTGATGGCGATTATTTTTAGGGCTTTGATGTATGCCGGAAGTAGGCATTTGATTTGCCGTTACAGGGCTAAAGATGCAAGGTCTTCTGTACTGCGTGAGACGCTTATGCCGTGGCTCGATAATACCGTGGGAAAAAATCGCTATACATACCTTTCACATGAAAGCATGGTTACACTTTTTAATGGCTCGGAAATTTGGATTGGCGGCTTGGGGGACAGGGAGCAAGCTGACAAGATTTTAGGCCATGAGTACAACACGATTTATTTTAATGAGATAAGCCAGCTTTCCTATGCCGCTGTAACAACGGCTTATTCCAGATTGGCAATGAGAATTAAAGACTGTAGGAATTTGTTTTTCTATGACTGCAATCCGGGTAGCCCTCTGCATTGGGCATATAAAATATTTGTTCTTAAAAAGACATTCCTTACTGGTGAGCAGTTAGAGAAACCAGAACTTTATCAATCAATGCTTCTTAATCCGGAAGATAACAAAGATAATCTGCCGGAAGATTACATTTCTGACATTCTCGATACCCTTCCTGAAAAACAAAAAGCCCGGTTCCGTGATGGGTTGTGGGTTAAAGCTGAGGGCGTTATCTACGACAAGTTTGATGAAACGATGATTGTTAAAGTTTCTGAATTACCTGAACGCTTTGACAGGTACGCCGCTGGTCAAGATTTCGGGTTAAACATAACTTTCGTACTAATCGGCTGGCTTGGTGATGTTGTATATGTCATTGGCGACTATGGGGCTTTTTGTATGACTACCCAGAGTTTCAATGAGGAATTGGGCGCAAGGGGCTTGTTGGATTGTCCTGATGGCATGGGGCTACCTGTATATTGCGATCCGGCTGGCGGCGAAAGAATACAAGAAATAACTGGCGGCATTAAAGCCAATAACAGCGTAGACAGTGGGATAGATTATATCAATGCCAAAATTGAACGCCGCCAATTTTACGTTTCTGAAAAGTGTACCGGGGTGCTGTCTGAAATATGGGACTACTGTCGTGATGAGGCGGGGCAGATTGTAAAAGTCAACGACCATTTTCTTGACGCTCTGCGGTATGCGGTGTTCTCGGATGTTCAGCATGGGGTGATACTGTCGTGAATATTATTAAGCGGTTACTGCCTTCCAATAGGCGACAAAAAACAAGCCAGCAGGGAAACAATGGGGCATTAGATGTAATTAATAGCGATTCTTTTTTGCCTATAGATGATTGTTTTAGTAGATTATATATAGCTTCCTCAATCGACCCTTATCTCGGCAACGCATGGGTAAACATTGCGATTAATATATTAATCCGCAATTTAGCCCGTGCGGATTTTGTGTTGGAAAAAGATGGGGTAGAGTTAAAAAGCGGCTCTCTCTTTTCACTATTTCATCGGCCAAACGAACATTTAAGCAGATATGATATGTGGAAGGAAACCGCCGCATGGTGGTTTACAGAGGGAGAGGCATTTTGGTGGTTTGGCCCGGAATATTCGGGAGGGTTGCCGAAACAAATATACATTCTTGACCCAAGAAAAATCCAACTTGAGGGAGAGGGGTTGGATGTGCAAAATAATTATGTCAAAAAAAATAGACGCTGGTTTTATAGTGTCGGCTCCGAATTAGTCCCTATCCTTTCTGATGAAATAATACACTTCAAAGATTGGAATCCGTGGAATCCCCTGCGTGGCGTTAATCCTCTTGTCTCTTTGACGCTTGAGCTTGAGCAAGATTACTATGCCAATAAGGGTAACACAACACTTCTAAAACATAATGCAATTCCCCAGGGTTTGTTGAAAACAGACCAAACGCTAAGGCCGGAAGAAGCTGACGCAATAGAAAAACGCTGGGAGAGCAAATACGGACAGGTAAAAGCAGGCAGAAAAATTGCGGTGTTGGGTAAAGGCACAAGCTTTGAAGCGTTAAGCTTTAATCCCGATGTCGTGAAACTTTTTGAGCTTAAGCGGTGGAACCTCTACACCATTCTCGCAAAATTCGGAATTCCCCCTCGTGTCGCAAATATCTCTGACAAGTCAACGGCTTTAAGCGGCAAGGACACAAAAGAACAGCACTCGGCGTTTTGGCAATATACTTTAATCCCTTTGCTAAGGCAATTTGAACAAATTTTAGAAAGCCAGTTTTTTATGCGCTTCAACTTGCAAGAGACAGGAAGGTTTGACTTATACGATATTCCCGAATTGCAGGAAAGCGAAGACTCACAGAGCAAGAGGGATATAGCCGAGATTAATGCCGGATTAAAAACAATAAACGATGTGTTAAAAGAGCGTGGCAAAGAGCCTAAGCCCTGGGGGGATGTGTGGTATAGGCCGAAAAATCTGTCGCCGGTTTATGAAGGCAAGGATAAGAACTAGAGAGGGTAATAATGGCAGGGGGGACGCTTGTCGTAAGTAGAGCCATTATTTTATTTCCGCAGATGGAGCAGAGGTTTAAGGAATTGGGTTTTAAGAATGTAACATTGACCGGGGTGAGGTTGGATGGTCTTAACATGGTGATAAATAATGTTGATCCGAGCTTGCTGATTATAGCAAGCGATTTTTACCAAGCTGGTACTCCGTACATGGTTGGAGAAATGCACAAGCTGTTTCCTGAAAAAAATATGGCTGTAGTATCGTTGCGTGATTATCCTATGAGGCTTGCTCCGTGGTTTATTTGGCATGGTGCTACTTCTTACCTAGACCTTTGGGAAGGTTACGATGAGTTTCACCGTGGGTTGCGGATAGTGCGCGATGGAGGAAAATACGTCTCTCCGAAAGTGAAGAAAATTATTGATAGCGAAGAGGAATGGCCGGATACAACAAACAAGGTTTTTACAAAACGGATGCAAGAAAGCTTAATTTTGTTGTGTTGCGGTTATAAGTCTGAAGAAATAGGGGAAGAACTGCATATTGCAAGGAAAACTGTGAATAGGCATCTCGACCGTTTATATGACATTTTTCACGCAGATAACCGTGAAGAAATGGTCAGTATTGCGTGGGAACTGGAACTTGTAACAAAAGAGGACATTAGGTTTCACCGCGAACGTCCTTATAACTTTAAGCTTCCTGAATGGGCGGTAATAAGCAAGAGAATAAATAACAAATACCAAATATCAAACAACAAAGAAAAAAGGATGTATGCGGTAGCGAATAGGGAATAGGAGGAAACAATGATTATCAGAACTAAGGGCGGGGAATTTCAAATGGCTAATTCAAGTGTACTGTTGGATTTTTTAGGCGTGAAAAAAGAAGCGGCGGGAATACAGAAAATATCGGGGAATGTGGAGCTTATAGCGTCTGTTCCGTTTCACCTAACGGCTGATGTAGGTGCTAAAAATTCGCATCCATGCGAATTTTTAGCTTGTAGTTTTTGCGAAGCAAAAACTACACCTAAAGCATTGGATACAGCGGCATCCATGCCGCCTAAAGCAGAAGGGTTTGCATGGACGCTTTCTACATTTGACCTTGATCGTTTTGGTGAACGGATAGATCCACAGGGATGGGATTTCAAGCGGTTCATGGAAAATCCGGTTGTTGAGTGGGCGCACCGCTACGACATTCCCGCTATCGGGAAAATTGAGGGGCTTGCTGTAGACGGTGATGGGCTTCATGGCGTTGTGTTCTTTAACGATAAATCTTTTGACGCTTTCGGGTGGTCAATCGGACAGCGTGTGAAGGCTGGGGTTATCCGGGCTGGGTCGGTCGGGTTCCGTGCCATCGAGATTGAAATACCGTCTAAAGAGGATGGCAAGGACGGAACGAGCTTAATATTCCGCAAGCAAGAACTATTAGAGTTTTCAATCTGCAATGTTCCGGCAAATCCTTTCGCATTGAGTAAAAAAGGGAATGGGGAATTGGGAATAGGGAGTGGGGAAAAAGATATTGGGAACTGTGCTTCTCTGTTTTGGGGGAGCCTAATAAATAATTTACAGGAGTAAACCAATGGACGAATTGTTGAAGGCTATCAGGCAGAAGCTGGCTGATATGAAAAAAATCGAGAGTACCGGGTTCACAGATCCGGCGAAGGCGGCAGAGTATTTTAAGGATAAGGAAATACTTCTTGAAGAAATGGCGAAAACGCTTGAAACCGTTACATCCAATCAGTCAACGCAGATTGCGGCATTGGAAGGTACTATCAAGAGTTTGCGGGACGAATTAAAAACACAAACGAAGTACCCCAAAGAACTGACAAGGCGGGAGCTTCTTTACAATCTCGGAAAGGGAATTGCGGCGGCGTGGTCGGGCAACCATAAAACGCTTGCGGAACTGGCATTTTCGCCTAATCTGAAAAGCGATAACTGGACTAATCCAAAAGAGGTTTCATGGAGCGAAAAAGGTTGGACGGTTTCTAAGGCTGTTCTCGGCGAGCCGATGGGCAACATGGCAACCAATGACCAGTATCTTATCAATCCGATTTATGAAACTGAAATAATGTCCGAGGTTGCAAAAAAATCCGTGATGATGCCCCTTGTCCGTCATCGCCCGATGCTGGGGCCGTCTATCTTCCTTCCCACAAGAGACAGAGGAGGCGTTCAGCTTAACTGGTTGACTGCTTACGGTCAAAAAATCGAGGGGAGCAAACCGAGGGGGGCAGAGCGCGTAGAACTTAAAGCTTATACTCTGGCTGGCTTTATTCCTTGGTTTGACGAATTTGAAGAAGACGTTTTTACCGACCTTGGGGCTATGTTCGTGGATGAATTTTTGGAAACGTATGGACAGGAATTTGACCGCCAGTGTTTATTAGCCGATAACGATCCGTTCACCGGGGCTATGGCTTGTTCTGATGTTACGAAAGTAACGATTGCCGGAAACTCCATTGACGATCTGACATGGAAAGATTTTAGGGACGCGGTTTACAGGGTTCCGGCAGAGGAGCGCAAAGATTGCGCTTGGTTCCTTAATGAGACGGTATTAAATCATGTTGCCAATATCGAGGACACCACAGGCCGCCCGATTTGGCGGCGGCCAACAGAAGCAATGCCGGGACGTTTGGATTTGTACCCTTATCACGAGGTTTCAATACTCCCGCAGATTGCTGACATTGAGGAAGACCAGGCGTTTGCTATTTTTTGCAATCCAAAAAGAATTCAACATGGCAACAGGCGGGGAATTGAATTGAAAAAATTTGACGCAACTACTGAAAGCCTTGAATATGGGGAATTGTTCCTACGATTCCGCAAAAGGGACGGTTTCCTTGTAACCAGACCGAAAAATAATATGGTCATTCTGAAAACTAAGGCTTCTTAATTTGGCTCCATCGCTCTCTCAGTGGAGCGTGCTTCTTTCTTTGCCGTCCGGTGTGCCTCCCAACGCCGGGCGGCTTTTTTAATGAGGGATTAGGAATGAGAAATGAAACCATCTACAAAAACAAGGCAGATATGCTATTTTAAGTACAGGGAGCTAAAATGCTAAGGATTGTAGATGAATGGCTTGTAGATACTGAAGCTATGCTATGCCGTAATAACTTGACTGAAATTGTGGTTGGATTTGTGCGAAACGGCGAGACTTATATCGGGAAAATAAAAAATATGCCGATAGAATTGACGGTTAGACTGGCAAAGATGAAAGATGGGGACTTGCTTATACAAAAAACGGTATTGGACGCAGAGGAAGTGTTCAGGAAGGAAATGTATTCAACAAATGAGGAAGTAAAAATTAGGAATGAGGAATGAGATGGGTACTATTTTTTGCAATTGCTTTTAGTTCCCATTCAATGAGTACTAAATCCTGTGAAACACGGTCAAGATATTGCTGTTTATTCCTGCCTTGCCCAGAAGCGGCTAAAACATAACAAACAAATTCGCTGAATATGTGTCTTAACTCAGGTTTTTCAGGCAACCTATATTCTATACGTTCTAACTGTTTAACAAAAGGTTTAGCCGTTTTTTTTGTGTGGTGTGGTGCAATGGCTTCATCTGTTATTTTTTTTATCTCCGTAAATAGGCTTTCATAATTTGAATTTTCGCTCATGCTTCCCCTCTCTCTATAACGCCATTGATTTTCAACTTGACAACTTCGGTATTTTCAAGGCCGTCATTGTCTACAACCTTAACGGCGATTATGTGAGTTCCCGCTTTGAGAGAAAGTGTCTGCTTGCCTTCCTTGTCGATGATTACGGATGGCTTAAAGCCTTTATCCTTGTTATAGGCGAAATCCCAACTGTAGAATTCTATACCGGCGGGGCTTTGACCTGTGGCGGTAAATTCTATTTTGCGATTTCCTTTATCGTCTCTTTCCAGTTCGTTGATATGTACGCCGATGACAGGCTTAACCGCTATGGGGATTATATCATCTACTCTGACCAATTTGATTATTATGTTGTCCTCGTTGTTTAGGCGGGATACTTCTTCTATGGCTCCTTTGCCAAAACTAAAAGCAATGATATAGCCTATGGGGTTTTTCACTTTCTGATTTTTGGCATAAAGGTTTTTGTCGTAGCGTTCAACTGCGGACTTAAAATTGTCAATCACATTGCGACCGATATTGTCTGAACGCTTTACCTGTATGGGCGTGTTGTCTCCCATTTTGCCATCAAGACCTAAATCTCCACGTTGCTTAATATTTCCAGTGCCGCCAAATTGCTGTACTATCCAGCTTTCAAATTCAAATGCGTCCTTGTAGCGTAGAGTGTCATAGTCGTATTTATAGAGTTGGACAGTATAGGGGGCGGTAAATAAATCGGTCTGCTTTTGCAAGCGGAATTCGGTTACTTTAACCGCCATAGGGGACTGGTCAATGCCTATCCATTGGCGATTGAGCCTGTCCGATACCGCTATGGTGGTTCCACCGCCTACAAATGGGTCGAGAACAATATCCCCTTCTTTGCTTGCACATTTAATGATTCTTTCTAAAAGTGCTTCTGGTTTTTGAGTGGGGTAGCCTACTTTTTCTTTCGCTTGGGAATTAACAGGATTAATGTCAGTCCATATTGTCTGGCAGGGAAGCCCCTGCAATTCTTCTAAATACCGTTTTAACCTAATTCCACCATTGCTGGTATAGTATAATTTATCATCTTTATCATATTGTACCATTGTTTCAATAGGACAACGCCATAAATTGAAAACGCCCTTATATTCGTATTCATAACCTCCACCGCTTAGGCTTTTTGCGGAAAGGTCATAGTCAAAAAATTTACGTCCGTTTTTATCTTCCCTAAACCGTTTTTTGTAATCATCATCATAATCTTGAAACTGTTGAATGAAAGTATATTTGTTAGATTTTGTATAATAAAAAATACTGTCAGAATTCATTCCAAACCTACTACTATCATTATGTGCGGTTGTCCTTTTCCAGATAATCTCATTTCTAAAATTATCTTCCTTAAAAATCCTGTCTAAAATATGGACACGGATATAGGCGTTTGAGTGCCAGTCGCAATGTAGAAAAATGCTCCCTGTGGGCTTTAGTACACGGTGCATTTCCTCTACCCTTTCTTTTAGCCATTCAATGTAATGGCTTATGCCGCCAGCCCACCTGTCCTGAAAACTGCGGATTTCCCCGGTGTCGCCCCAAATGACTTCATAATTACGGTTGCTGAAAAAAGGCGGGTCAAGATAGATTAAATCAACGCTGTCTTTCCCCATGTTTTTGAGAATTTCAAGGTTGTCGCCGAGGATTAGGCGGTTTACGGTCATGGGTTTATGATAATGCTTTTGGGCGGTGGGAAACAAGAGGGCTTTATATTAAAAAAAATTACATTATTTCACTGCTGTCCGGTTTAGCATTGTAAAAAAATAAAAACTTGTATTTCGATCTTTTTAATGGTATAAAGAAATTGACCTAAATCCATATACCGGAAGGAAATACAAGTTATGACCAAGCATACCACAG